GTAGTGCTTACCTTATCAGCTACCACTATCTCGAACTCGGTTATCTGATTACCGATCTCTTCGACTTTTCCATCGATTTTATCAACTGTGTCTTTTCGCACAGCAGGGGATGATAAGTTACCAGTTACGGTAGCGTTATGATTTTTCAGCAATACGGTAACTCGCTCGCCATCCTCGACCGAAGTTGTTGTAGAAACCGGAGTCAATAATTCCGAACCGTCAAGTTTAACGTACATTTTGCCGTCATACTCGACAGCTGTACCAAATAACGTAGACTCGGTAGGTTTCTTTTCTTTATTGCTTGTCGTAACCTTAGCGAACTGAGATATCAAATCGCTAGATAAACCCATAGTTCTCACCCCCATAATTTAACAGTAAATACCGCTTTTTCACTTACCGGACATCCCGGCTTACAAGTAATCGACTGAGATATAACTTTAGCCTTCACATCAAATAATCCAGCTCTCTCGTAATTGATACGTACACAGTCACCAATACGAACCGGACAATAAGCGTGTTTGTAGCTAACGGAATACTCTACCGATGATAATTCCTTCATAACACGAATCGCATATTCGTCGATTTGATCTTGATCTGGTTCTCCGTACAAATCCGGATTGTTAATTCTATAAGTAATCTCCCTACCTCGTCTAATAGTAGAAGTCGGACTATCAGGGTCGTCGTTCACTACCTTCGCATAGTAAGTCGTATTACCACTAGAATATAAAACCTCCACAACATTCGGAATGCCGTATAAGTCATGTTCAGTAGTCACATCAGAATATAAGATGGAGCTATTGTCGTCAGTATACGTCCAAACTGGTTGTAGAGATTCTATTTTCTGATTCGGAGCAAATAACACTCGACCTAATTCGTCCAGGTCAAATCTATAATTAGCGTTAGCCATAAGATCCGCGTTAAATATCAACCAAGTGTCCTGTTCATTTGCTACGAAGTCGTCGTGAAGTGTCTTATCGCAAGTAGCTGGTACAACCGGAGCTCGTACTGCTTCATCAACCAACTGAAATACGTTATCCATGATGTTGGCGCCCTTGAGAATAGAATATCCAAGGGATGGTTGTTTCTCCTTCGCCTCGAGTAACGGAGTATAGCAGTCCATAGAGACATTACGAACCTTACCGTTGAACGGCGAAGATGGTGTCTGTACGAGGAATGTACCTAACGGGTGTTTCTCGGTAATTCCATTTTGAATTGTTTTGAGATACACTCGTATGTAACATTCCCCGACAGTTTCAGTAACGTCGATCGTAGCGGAACCAAGAGTCTCAGCTTCCAAATCACGATCGATTGTGCATGATTTCACATTCGTAAGTAAATCGACATCTTTCCAAGTATCCGGATCGACCGTGTAATACTCGAATGTTTGCTGCATAGACTTAGTCCAATCAGCCATATCATGCACCTCCTTCTACTCGTGTAATACTTAACTGAACCGGAATTGTCAAATCGAGATGTTTCTGACTGAAAGATACCCCAACATTAGCCCAATACCCAGTTCCGGATGGTTCTCTGATATACACGTCGCCCATCCAATTAGCCAAACGACGTAACCCGTACAGAGTTTCCTCGTCGTTATACGGAATCACAGCGTTCCATGTAGCCGCATAACCGAGTTGTGTACCGTAGTATGCGACCGGGTACTTACGACCAATGTACTCGACCAATTCCGTATCTTGATTTGTACTCTCGGATACATCGACATTGTATGGCAGTCGTAATAACGATCCAGACCACGGTGGGCTAACCAGAGCATCCTCGCTATCGGAATCGAAATTACTCCAATCTTCATCCCACTGAATAATAATCGCTGTTTCACCGATCGCAACCGCTGGAATATCACAGTAACTTACAGCACCGGTAGCATCGTCAATCGCTACGATTCTGTAACGAGCGAAATCGAGAGCTGGGTGCGGGTCGGTTACAAATGTGTTATTACCATTCGGAAGACCTTTAGCCAGTTCAGTAAACGCGCCGTCGAACTCTCTACGATACACAGACAGTGTCATACCTTCTATTGGGTTACCATCGTTGTCTTCGCAGTACGGTCGTATATGTGTAACGTAAATATCTTTGTCATACACAATCGAGGCGTTTGGTTCGTATTCTACATCGGTCCATGCTACTTTGAAGTCCGAGGAATCCGTTGCTGTCAAACCGGAATTCATAGAAACAACGCAGTTAATCGTATAACTTATGTTGTTCTCTAAATCGATTTCGCCAGCTGACAGTTCCACCACTAACTGGTCAGTAGTGTCGAAATGTTTTGAATATATAACTTCACCAGCATTTATCTGATTTGTATTTCCGATCTGGTCGACTGTCTCATAAGCCTCGTTAGCTACCACAGTTAAATGATAACCGATAGGTTCCTGAGTACTTGGTCCAGCCAGACCTGAAATATAAATCGGGAATGAGGTGAGTGTCGATAATTCAGTTCCATCAGCATCGGTTACTCGAAGTGTTAATGTTGGTCGAGCGTAAATATCAACTGTTCTCTGTATAGACCAATCGCCGTAAGCCAGAGTTACACCGGCTGTACGTACACGCCATAATATCTTACTTCCTTCTGAATATTTAGACGTGTCTATTGAGTATACGCTGGTCTTGTCTTTCTCGTCCTCATCTTCCGAATTCTTAATCGTGTAGGTCTCTTTCACCCCATCGATCGTTAATTCGAGTTCTGCATAAGTCTGACTTGACGAATCTGACGCATTATGTACCCAATATAAATTCAGAGCCTCGCCAGTAATAGCTGTTGTGGTGGATGACCAAGTAGTAGGTGCCGCTGGTTCATCACCAATCGTAACCATTTTGACCGCAGTCCACGCTGATTCGCCTTCACTATTTACAGCACGAACTCTAAAGTAATATTTCTGTCCAGTTTCAAGACCGGTTTTCTCGTAGTAGGTAGTTTTAATACCCGACTGTGATGTTACTTGATCAGAACCATCGAAGTATTCCTGTTTAGTCGTATATTCGATCTCGTAAGTTTCAGCTCCAACAGCTTCAGACCATTCGATTCGGATTGAGGTTTCAGACGTAGCCTTAAGAGATGTAATATTCGCAGGTTTAGCAGGAACGGGTTTAACATTACTCGAGTAATCGGACCAGCCACTATACTGGTCGCCACGATAAGATCGAGCACGCACTTTATACTCGGAACCAGACGCAAGAGTACAAGAGTAAACTGCAGAACTGGTTATAAGTTTAGCTTTACCAGTCTTATAAACAGTCGAATCGTTTTTAACAATCTGGAACTGAATACCTTCAGCATTCAAATCCTGATTGTCAACTCGTACTGTTAAAGTGTTCCCTTCTACATCCAGACTTGGAGTTGATGGCTCTTTAGGAGGGTTATCACTTACATTGTAAATCTTCTCCGTAGACCAATTCGCAGTCCAGTAAGAAACTTCTTTATTGTTCGACGTATAAGTCTTAGAGATAGGTTTTACAAAGAACTTAACCTTTGTGGCATTCGAAGGTATGTTGTAAGTAGCCTGCTTCAAATCGACAGTGCTATCGGTACCGATAAACCAATATCCATCTCCGGTAGCATAATACCATCGAACCTGATAGTTATTGGTATTACTCTTATCCCAAGTCCAAATAGCAAACAGAGTGTTGTCGCTATTCGACTGGAAACCAAAAGCAGTTACCGTAGCCATAGAACTCGTATTGGGTTTAACTGAATCCGCAGTTCCTGACAGTTTAAGGACCTGACCTACATAGATCAAGTCCCTATTCGAAATATTATTCAACTTAACAAGGGTATTAATCCTTTCGTTAAGCGTACTGCCAGAAATAGACGAAGCATAAGTAGTTGCGATCTGGGAGAGAGTATCTCCTTTTTTCACAGTGTATGTGGTAGCCATTCGTTACTTTCTCCCTTCTATTCTTGCTGCTCTTACGAGTGTCTGAATTGCATCTGCTACTTCTGTACCAGAGCTATAGGTAATTCCGTTAATCTGATAAGTATCTCCACCGGTACCCATCATACCACTGAGCTTTTCAATTGCAGAGACGACATCGTCGTTAGCTCCATTTT